AGCGACAACAAGTGCTACTATTATCGGAATAATAGCAACCAACCCTGTCATCGCCCATCCTATACTTGTTATAACAGCAACTATTGGTGCTAAAGCCATGAATGCTCCTGCAATTACACCAATAGCAACAGCAATCGCTGTTAACGTTGCTGCTAATTCAGGATTATTAGAAATCCATTCAGCGAATTTAGAAACAAGATCTGCTATAACTTCAAGAACAGGCTGAAGAGCAACCTGTAAATCTTGCATTGCTTGTTGAAATTTAACCGCTGGAGATGCATCTATTTTAGAAGTAGCACCCTGTAAGTCTTCTACTCCTTTTTTCAAATCGACTTGTTTACCTTCCGCTTTCAAAATGGTGTCGATGATTTTCTTCCCTTGGTCTTCCCAAAGAGTACCGAACATCTTCGTGCCAAGTGCATTTCTGTCTGTTGCATTTTCAACACCAGCTAAAGCCTTCGTTGCTTCAAGCATAGCCTTTTGTCCATTTTCACCACCGCCAGCAATTGCCTGACCCCATTTTTCAAACTGATCCGCCGAGATTTTTGTTTTATCTAAAACCTCTTGCATAGATTTATCTACACCTGCACCAAATTCGGCCATTTTAATACGACCTTCTTTTACACCCGATATGTTCAACAGGATTCGCAACATCCTGCCAGTTCTCTTATGAACTTCTGTACATCACTATACAGACCAGACTATATCATCATCTTTTATATAAGATGCTCCCCATTTCGAATGTCATCAGCTTACACCCTACGCTTTTCAGCTAGTCGTTGCACGTTCCTTTGTTAAAGGCTTCGCTCAGTATTGTCTCTTTTGAGAGTTCCACTGAATTAAAGGAGTTTTCTATGAATGTCGCCACTCATAGGGACAATCATTTATCCAATAGGTTATCGATATTCCAACTTTTAGTATCTACTCCTGCTGACATGATTCCTTGGACTTCTTTAGCCGAAAATCCAGCTTGAATCATTTGATCTCCATATTCAGCAATAATATCTAATTGTTCTGGTGGAAATCCTGTTTTTAATAATGTATTCACTAGCCCCAATGCTTCCTCGTTCGTAATACCTAACGTTGCACCAATCTCATTGGTTTCTTGTATAAGTTCATTAAAATCAATTCCAGCGTAGGATGCTGCAATAGTCGCTGCCCCTTTAACCACAGCGGCATTTGTTTCATCAGAAGCATCTTTATTTAATGCCCATTGTCTGCGAACACCTTCTAATGCTTCTTCAGCGTCAATACCATAAGTACTAACGCCCCTAATCGCTTCTTCCACTGATTTTTTCGAAGACTCTGGAACATCAAAAGTGATATCAATCTTAGTTTTCAATTTTGACATATCCATTGCTTTTTCAACTGCTGTTGCGATTCCGCCACCAGCTGCCATTCCACCAATGACGTTTTCGAGTCCTACTTTGAGTCCTTCAAACTTCTTCTCTGTTCTTTCGGCTTCTTGTTGCAAATCCCTTAACTCATTTCGAACTTGTTGAATTGAATTTCCAGCATCCACAGATCGAAGAGCACGTTGTAATTTTTCAATATCGGCTTCTGTTCCTAATGCTTCTCGTCCAATAATCCCAATCGCTTGTTCTAACTGTCGACTTGTAGCCGATCCACTTTTAATTGCATTTACAAGACGATTACCTAATGCCCCTGCAAAATCATCCACGCTTTTGCCTGTAGCGCTAAACAACGTTTCTAATTGTCTTGTTGAACTTGCCACATTTTCTTGTTCAGCTTTCATATTACCAAGCTTATTTTTCAAACCATCAAGTGACCCTTGTGTAAATTCAATTTCACGTCTAAACGCACGATATTGTTCTTCCGATATCTTTCCGTTTTGGAATTGCGCTTGAACCTGCTGCTCCGCTTCTTTTAATTTATCGAGCTTTTGTGTAGTGTTTTCAATTTGTTGTGTAAGCAACTGTTGTTTTTGGGCTAATGCTTCCACATTACCAGGATTAAATTTTAAAAGGCGCTCTACCTCTTTCAGTTCGGTTGCTAAGCTATCACTCTGTTTATTTACATCTTTTAAAGCGTTTTGTAACGGCTGCGTATTCCCACCAATTTCAATCGTAATCCCTTTGATTTTTCCTCCAGCCATTCTTTCACCCCTTTCTTAGAATGAATCAAAGTCTTTTTGGTTTGCTTTTCTGACTTTTTCTTTGTCTGGATTCTCCATTTCAGCGAATTCTGCAATATAATCAAAACAATCTCCAATTGTCATGACTTCCAAATCCCAATGCGTTAATTTCGCTTTATAACAAAGAGCAAGGAACGTATCAGTGGTTAATTCTTCATCACTGAACGTCCCTTGCTCTCCATTACTTTTCTTTATTTTTTTTTTGCGCCCATCGTACTTTGAATCATATCCATAATTTCTGGAATAATCTCTGAGATAGGGAATTCATCAAAACCGTCTAACCATGTAATTGGATCATCAATTTCTGGATTTGCTGTTTTCGCATATAACCAAACTAAATCATATACAACTTCAAAATCTAGCTTACTTAAATCTGCATTTGCTAAATCAATAGTGGCTAGTGAACCCTCTTGAGGATTTGAAGGAGACAAAATCCCTAACTTAAACATATCAGCAAATAAATCACGTCTGAATTGCGCTTTATATCGTTTAACAGTAGCTGCTGTACTTTTTAATCGGACTTGTTTTCCGTCTATTGTAATTGTCTTTTCCATTTACTATTACGCTCCTTTTGGTGCTGCTGGTGTTTTTACATATACTTTTTTGTACCAGTCGTTATAAATTGCTTGTGTTGTTTTAGCAGTCGTTTTCGTTTTAACCATTGGTCTTCCACCAGGTACTAAAACAATTGGGCTAGAAACAAACTTCAGTTCATTTGTATTTGGTTCAGCCGAACTTGTTTTTGTTTTAGATGCAAGTGTTGGACGACTTGCTGAACAGTTATACATAACATGTCGTGTTGCATTGACATCACCATCAAACTCAAATAATAAAGCGAATGGTTTTCCTTTTGCATCAGCCAATTCATTTAATACACCATCCGTTTCGTCTAATTCTTCACCGAGTGCATCAATAGCAAATTTTTCTGGGATAGTAGCAATACTTAATGTTCCATCGTAACCCTGATTATTACTTGCCGCGTAATAAAGCATGTCATCTGCATAGAATTCAATTAAATCACCGCGTGGCTCAAATGTTAGTTCAACTCCACCAGGTAATGGAATTGGTGTCCCAAATGTAACTAAGAAATCTTTACTATCAAATGGCACGTAATGTACATTTTTCAAACCGAATGTTACCTTGTTTTCATTCATTTACAACAACCTCGTTTCATATGTTTTTTGAAATAATTTCTCAGATTCAATAAAAATCCCATACGAGTCATAAGGTATTTCATGATCGTCTAGGACCTTTTCCAACTTGGCTTCTGCAACCAAGTCCTTTTTTGTGGTATAAAGTTCGATATTTACATCATTTATCTTGTGATAGACCTTATTATCAGCCATTAAATTTGCTGAACCATCCACAAGAAAACAGATATAAGGCGGCTCCGGAACTGGATTACCAGGTGTTGCTGTGAAATGCGAATAAGCCACAGGATAACCTGTAGCTTCAAGAATTTTTCTAAATTCTCCTAATGTTACTGTCATGATTCAATTGCCCTTTCAATACGTTTTGGCAATTCATCAATTACATACTCTTCAACTGGACGAATATGTACTTTCTCTGGTACTCGTCCACCAGCAGCTTTCGCATGACCATTTTCTAAAAGATGCGTCAATTGCCCTTTTGTATTATGGATAACAACAGCTTTATCAACTTTTTTCTTTCGCCAGCCTTTTCGATAACCACCTGTTTTTTTAGGACTATTTTGTCTTAACTTATCTACAGCGATATCAGCTACATCTTCTTGTGCATTTGTTAATTCTTCTTCCACAACATTTGCATATCTTTGTAATTCTCTAGCAAGCTCTCCCGCAAAATCGTTCATATTAAACATGCTCCTTTGCGATAATAGTCAATGTTTGATACATTTCATCATCATTCATTGGCGGTTCGATAATATCAAAGATACGGCCTTTCATATTGATTCGCATTTCTTCTGTAATATCAGAAGTATAAGGAATCACAAAACGATAAACCCGTGTAGCTTGTGAAGCTGAAGCTTCAATGTACTCGGAACCTTTCATCGTTTTTATCATTGACCAGGCTTTCTTTAATTCTTGCCAAGATGTTTCGATTACTTGATTTAATTCATCTTTTATTACTACAGGTTGCTCAATACTAATTCGATTCCTGAAATCACCTGTATTCAGCGGTTTTTTATACTGAAAAGGACGCATATTAATCACCGTCCAACTTAATTGCTTCTAAAGCTTTTCCAATGCTTAAACTATTAATCTGGCTTAAAAAATTCTTATCAAAATACTCTAAGGCATCGTTATAAACATAACGAGAGCGTTCAAAGACTAATTCCTTGAACACCTCATCAATATTAAGATCATAATTACCACAAACCCTAGTTAAATCTTTATTGGATGCAAATAGGATGCGTCTTAGGTTTGCATCTTCATCATCACCTAATCGCATCCTATCTTTGAATTGCTGTAATATTTCATTTGAAATTACCTTATCCATTCACATCATTCCTTATTTAGTTGCTGGTGGAGTTGGTGGTGTAAAAGAAATTTTCAAATCATAAACAAGAGCTGCTTTATTATCTTTTGGTTTACCATTAGCAAACTGTTTGATTGTATAAAGCGTAGCATCTTCAATCGCTAATGTTTGGTCAAACTTTTTAAGTTTGTATCCACCTGCTATTGCTGCGATATATTGTCCTTTCACAAAGAATAATGCTTTTCCAACTGGAACTTCTTCAGATTCAACAGTTTGAATGTTATAAGGTAATGCCATTACCCATTGGCCATTAGCCGTTTGAATTGTGTTACGTGCTTGTACACCAATTGCATCTACAGGATTGACAACCATCACAATTTTATTTAACACTTTACGGGATTTTCCTTTCCCATCAACAGATAAAGCTTTTACTACTTCATAAAGCTCACCAGCAATTACTTCACCATTTTCAGAAGGAGCAAATGTTAGTGTACCGGATGATTTTTTATCAGTAACCGCACCTGTAGTTGCATTTACATCTTTCATTAAACCTACAGGTTGATGCGCTACTGATCCACCACCATTTACAAAGCCAAACTCTAAACCAACAGAATAACTTTCTACTAATAATGTTCGAACATAACGCTCTACCCATACTGGCCCTAATTCGAGCATGTCATTTGGAATAGCACTAAATGCAGTTAATTTAAGTTGTCCAATTTGTTCTTCTCTAAAGGCTGCATTTATTTGCCCTCTAATATCACCGAATAATTCTCCCCATGCATACGCTTTTGTTGCGTCAGAATAAATAAACTTCGTTACTGCTCCTAAATCTTGCATTCCAATTGCTTCAAGTAATGGATGTTCAGTTACTAAATCTTCAAATACACGTTCTTGTGTAGTATAAGGAAGAATTGAATCATCCTTAAATCCCCCATCTTGTACAACTGCATTAAAGAATTTACGTTCTTCAGACGTTAAAACGTTTTGTCCACGTGACGTCAAAATTTGAGCGTCTTGCGCTTCGATACGTGCTTGTGCTGAAATCTTTTCTGATAAATCCGTTACAAGAGTATCAAACATATCATCAAATGCAGCAGATAAATCCTCCATTTTTGTATCTTCCGCTTTCACCAGATTCATATATGCTTGTTTTTTCGCTTCAAAGTTTTCCATTGTACCTTTAATTTTCATAACCATAATTGTTTCCTCCTAATTTTTGAGAATTAAAAAAACCTTTTCCGTTTTTGATTACCCTCCACTTGTAAATGTGGTGGTTCTGGATTAGGTTTATTTGATAAATTCATATTTTGTTGTAAGTTATTCGTTACCCTATTAATAATCTGTTCCAACTGTTCATCAGTAATACCACTATCACTTTCTCGATTATCAAATTCTACTTTGTCAGCAAAACCTTCTTGTACTGCTTGTTCAGCAGTAAACCACGTTTCAGCTTCTAATAAATCTGTAATCTCTTCACGACTTTTACCTGTTTTTTGCTGATAAATTGAAACTATCGACTCATCATATGCTTCGAGTGCATTCAATGTTTTTTGAATATCCTGCTTGTTTCCATAAGCTATTGTTGACGCTTCATGAATCATCATTCGTGAGCCTGTGCGCATAACAATCTCGTCAGCAGCCATTGCAATAATCGATGCAGCAGAAGCTGCTAGTGATGTAACTTCCACAATGACTTTTTTATCTAAGTCCTTTAAGTAATTATAAATCTCAACACCTTGATCGGCATCGCCACCACCACTGTTTAGTTTAATTTTAACTGTAGATGCTCTAACTTCTTTCAAAGCGCTTCTTACACTTTCAGCACTAATAGCATCGTACCACCAACTGCTACTACCGATATAACCTGATAACACCATTTCGTGCTCATCATTTTCTGGATTAACTGCATTAGAAAACTGATAAGGAATATGTTGTATTTTATTTTTCATTCTTATCACCTCCTTCAATTGAATTTGCAGATTGATAATTCTTCGTAATTACAAATTCGTCTAGTTCTGGATTATTAGAGCGTTCAGCACCAAACAACTTCCTCACCTCATTTCTAGTGAATGCACCACTTGCTACTAATTTATCAACAGCCTCAGCATGATCTATAATATCTTTCTCTTTCACACCAGTTACTTCAATTTTTTCTCCTAATAGGAAGTTCTTTTTTTCAATTAATTTCGCATTTAATTCATCTTCAATCTTTTTAATTAGAGGACTAATACAGAATTTTATATAGGCTTTAATTGATGTTTCGTAGTCTCCCATATCACCACGAACTAATGCCGTAGGAATACCTAAAATATTAGCCACATGATCTATTAAATCTTTTTTTAATTTAGATAGTTCCTCTACAGACCTTCCATTATTTGAACCATCGGCAATTTCCGTATAATTAAAACCCTTTATCTTTGGAACAATTGCAAAAGCATTTTTACGAAACGCCCCAAACAATTTATCCATAAAGCTTTGTAATTTAGTAAGGTTTTCCCCTTCCAAATTCTGTGCAGATTCCATCTCAGCGGTTGCACGTATTTGATTAGAAAACATATTTGTCTCAATCATACGACTAAACAGTTGAGTGTAATCTTTAAATATTCCACTCATGAATTTTGTCAATTCTTCATTGTTATAAGTAATGTAGATAACCTCGTCCATTTGAAATGACCTTTGAAACGTGTAATCCTTTACGGTTACATTTTTAAATACATCAGGGTATACTGCATATTCAACACGGTCAAAATGATCAGCAATGAGTAAATCATTTTGATCTGTAAGAATTGCCAACACTTCATTATCAAGTATCAATTTGTACACAAAATCTTGCCAAAAGTCAGCGGCACTTTGATCTGTATTCGGTCTAATATTCAATAAGTAATGCCAGTCATTATATTGACGTGTATCCTTTTTCATCATCCGAAATTCAGACAGCGAAACGGTTCGAGCAATAAAATTAATACAAGTTTCTAAAGCTACTTTTTTTAAATACGCTCTTTGATTCGTTTCAATACCAAAGAAATCAAAATCATTTAGCATCGTATTAATCTCTTTATTTTTACCAAGTACATCCGACAACCAACTCATATTTCCTCCTCACCCCTTTCTTAAAAGTTTAATGCATTCAGCAAGTCTAGCGCTGCGCCAACATCTGTTTCTCTTACCTCATCCGCTCGATACATAGCATGTACAAACGCCTGGAATCCATCTGTTTTTCTACGAACTGGTTCTTTCTTCTCATACATTTTATTTCCATCTTTTTTAATAACAACGAGTACATTATTGGTATACCAACGCATTAACGGATTATCACCAAATACAATTTGACGATGTGCGAATGCAACTTCAATTCTAGGAGCAAGCAAACCATGAATAGCTCTCGGATTTCTAATTACTTCAACTTCAAATCCAGCGTCCTCAAAAAGTGTTCTTAATAAATCTGCACGATAATTATCCATTATGATTTTTTTGATATCATAATAGTTTCGCATTTCAACAAACCAAGCAACGATGGTATTTGGATCAATTGTTTCGCCTTCCACAACTGTCAGAAGATCTTGCTCTTCCCATTCTCGAATTGGTGCAAACTTCTTCTTACCAGCTATTTCAGCATCCTGTTTTTTCGAATAACTATAATATTTATCAACGAATTCCTTTCTAGCATACGAATGAGATTTCCATAAATAATCACCCTTACTTCTAAAAAGTAATCCACATGATGCGAAATCACGAATACTTGCATAATCAAGCGCACCAATACATTCATGACCTCGTAAATCTGGCAATTCACGATTAGTTGCTGCAATCTCTTCCCATTTTGCAACTGACCTTTCTAAATCTGTAACAGGTAAATTCATTCGTTTTGTCATGAACTCTTCTCTATTACTTGGGTCATCTTCTAAATCTTCATATTCTTCTTTTATAGTTTCAAGTAACCCCTCAGCATATTCGCTCAATGGTTTAGATAACATAGGATTAGCAAGTTCCCAATTATCAATATCATCCACTTCAGTTTCATCATTCAATTTACAGATAAAAGGAAAGACAGCATTCGGACGTGCTTCACCGTTCAATACCTTCATTGCCTTTTCTTTTTGCTTATCTAAGAAACCGTCACGAACATATCCATCTGTACCAATATAAAATTCACGTGGGTTTTTCTTTTTCCCTAAACCACTGATATGAACGCGGACATCTTTATTACTTTCGTATTGATGTATTTCATCAAATACAACCGCACCATCACGCAAACCATCTTTTGTATCACCGTTTGAAGTCCTAAACTTCAGTACACTTTCAGTAGCCTTTGAAACCGTTTGAGTTAACGTCGTTTTAAAGGCTCTTTTCAAGACCTCATTCTTCTTCACACATTTATGAACTTCATCAGGGCTTGTTTTCGCCTGTTCTTCACTATTCGCAACAACTGAAATGTTATACTCTGGAATGCCATGTAATTCACTAATTAAAAAATGAATAATAACAGAAATCAGACCATTTTTACCGCCACCACGCCCTAACATCCATAGGAATTTACGATAAAATACACGTCCATTTTTCTTATAAAACAAAAAGACGAATGCTATTAAGAATTTTTGAAATGGTTGCATCGGAAAATACCACTTCTCACCGAAGTTAATACAATCCTCAATCATTTCATCATCAAAATACAAATCGTCTCTATTTAAAACGTATTTTTCTAGATATCCAATTAACAGTTCTCTTTCTTTATTGAACTTCACTTTCCCACTTCGATAAAGTTCAATATATTCTTCTACATATTTTTGCTTAATCATGTAAGATCACTTTTGTTATATCCTGTATCAGGGTTAGTATTTTTAACAACAAACTTTATATCTCTCCCTAACGCAATTAAAGAACTGTTAATTTTATTCCTCTCACTTATAAGAGGGTGGGCCTTAACGAAAACTTGAGTTCCATTTTTGATTGTTACGGATTCCCCTTCTTTAGTTATCGTTTTATTAATTTTTCGAAATGCTTTAACTAGATCAATATAGCGTTCCACCTTTTCAACTTCAACTAAATCTGTCGTATCAACACTATTCATTAACTGTTCCTTTAACCTTACAATACTAACAGCCATCTACCCACCCCCCCTTACGCGCGTATTTTCGAAAAAAACCTGTCAGTTAACCCCCTCCTCCGGTGCCCCTTAGACGAAATATTGATGAAATATTTTAAGGGGGGGTGTTATTACCGAATCATTTTTACCACTTTTCATCGTTTTCCCATTTGTTGATTTTCTTTTTGAATGTTCTACCGTGTTCTTTATTGTGGCAATCCACACAGATTGTTTCTAAATTATCTATTTCTAATGCAAGTGCTGGATGATGTTCAAGCTCTTTTATATGATGGACAACGAGTTGAATCTTCTTACGTTTTGCACTCTCGCTGTATTCATTCGTGTCTGTTTGTACTCGGCCATTACGTTTACATTCCTGGCACTCATAGTTGTCACGCTTCTTTACTTGTTCTCGTATACTCTTCCACTCACCACTGTCATAGAACTTACGCTTCTGCTGTTTGGTTTTGTATTCCTTCATTACACATTACACCACCATCTGCACACCACTTACAGCGTAATCCATCCTTTGATTTTGCTATTCGTTCACTATACTGTTCCGTATATCCACATGCTTTACATCTAAACTGTACAATCTTTTGTACCCTTTTACTTCTTAATAGATCGTCTATTAGTTTGTTCATTAAACTTATATCGGCTTCTCTCTTTGCTGCTGGTGTTAGATTGTTATGAAATCCTTCTATTACTTCAATTAAGATTGGCAACTTCTCTACATCTACATACTCTTCAATATCATCTACCCCAACCGAATGTATAAGCGTACTAATCGCAATTGCTTTCTCAAGTTTAGTTAATTGCATCTATCCTCACCCCTTACACTTAAATCCTTTCTCCGTCTGTCTCTTTCTAGTAATTCTTTTATTGATGTTTGTTCCAGGTATTCCACGGAATAAAACATAGGTTTCCCACCATACAGCTTGTAATACTTAACATCTATTCCAGCTTTTTTATGCGCTTTTTCAAGAGGTTTAAGGTATTTGATATATGCTTTCTTATCAATGAGCATAAGACCAAGCGCAGCAATCTTACCATTTAAAACGCTGTCCAATTATCCTCACCCCTTATCTTCTAATAAACTAGCAATCATTTTATTTAGTACACTTAATGTTGCTTCTCCACACTCTTTCTCTGTTGCACTGTTTACTATCGGTCCGAATTCTTCTTCTAATAGTTGTAAGTCGACATGTTTAGCAAGCACATCCTCACCTACAGCTATAAGAATTGAACTAACAATACCTATCTTCTCAAGTTTAGTTAATTGCATATACCCTCACTCCTTATTTATCAAATGCAACACGTTTGCGCTTATCTTTCCTTAACAACAAATATAATTTATATCTGAATGTTTGAATTACTATCATTAATACGTTTGACAATTTCTGAAGCCATCGTCTTACCATTTAAAACGATGGGACATTCTACTGTAATATCTTTCAGTGCGCTCTTTCCCTTAAACCTACTCATAACCTTTTCCAACTTCTCCAATGCAGCCGTACATTCATTAGCAGCTTCCGTTACTTCTTTAATTCCTTTTAATGCTTCAGTTGTTTCAACATTTAATTCAATTGTTAATCCTTGAATATTCTTTTTTGCATCATGTGATTTTTGTGTATATTTGTTCATTACCCACACATCTACAAAAGCACCATTACATTTTGGACAAACTGTTACTTCTTGATATTCTTCTTTAGATGGATGATAAACTTTATCCATATGACCACATACTAAACATTTAGCCTTATTAAAATACTTTTTCCCTTCATTCACCTTACTCACTCCTTATCTCTATCTATATACTCACGCTTTTCAGAATCCCAAACCTCACAATAGTCGAAACGTTCTTTTTCTTCTTCATACCATTTGATTGCTTCGTGCTTAGAATTAGTTGTTGTATGAATATCAGCAAATCCACCGCAAGGATAATACTGATCGAATCCCAAACACCAATATCTATCATTTAAATTGATTTCGTCCATCCTTCATTCTCCTTCAATCAATTTCTTTTACTTCTTCTATCGCATATACTATAGCATCCAAAATATTTTCCCCATCTACCTTTTTATTTAGAGATTTTTGTAAATTATCAACCGTAGCTTTTAAGCCCTCTACAGTTTGAGATAATCCTTCTACCGTTTCCTTTAACTCCTGATTATCGGTAAATAATTGATTAATCTTCTTTTTCAATATGATGTTTTGTAATAACGCATCCTTCATTACTTACACGCACCACCTATATAATTTTTACATAATAAAAAGCACCCAAATCGGGTGCTCGATATACTGATATTCATTAAGAAAATATATAAAAAAACAGAGAAATTCACTTCCACCTCTTGATACGCATCGCGATGCGTGTTATAATAAATATAGAAAGTTGAAAGGAGGTAATAACGATTTCTAGTAGGGAAGTAATTAAGAGGTTAAAAAAAGAAGGATGGCTTATAGCGAACATTGAAGGCAGCCACCATCAGTTCAAACATCCTTCTAAGGTTGGCAAAGTAACCGTGAAACATCCGTGCAAGGATATTCCCAAAGGTACACTTCGCTCAATCTATAAGCAAGCGTGTTGGTTATAAACCGCCCCTTGCTTTCCCTAATTATACAAGAAATCGTTATAAAAACAAATTATGAAAAAAGACTATTATGTTTATCCCGCTATCCTTGAAAAGTCGTCAGATGGTTACGGTATTTACTTTCCAGACCTTCCTGGTTGCGTTTCTCATGCAGATACACAAGAAGATGCTTTAAAGGAAGGTAGAGAAGCATTAGGACTTCATTTATATGGTATGGAAAAGGATAATGAATCAATTCCCGAGCCGACACCAATTGATAAATTAGAATTAGATAAAGACGAAAATTCTTTTTTAATTGATGTTTGGATGCCACCACTTAGAAATAAAGACAAAACAACTTATAAAAGAAAAAATGTAACTCTTCCTTCTTGGTTAGAAGAATACGCAACTCATAAAGGCGTTAATTTTTCCGAGATCCTTGTAGAAGGTTTGGAAATGCATTTGGGCATTAAAGATAAAAAGAATACACCATAAAGGACGCCATGAGCGTCCTCTTTTTTTATATAAGATATTTGTTACTCATATTCATATTTTTATTCTTCTTTGAACCGACACTATAGATAGGCACGTATCAGCTCAAAGAAGAGCAAAAGCTCTCCTTATGAACCGTTTAGTTATTTTTGTATTCCTGCATAATCACAATTAGATTTGAAAGTTCTCTTTGTAATTACGTACTCGCCCTATAAACGCCAGTTCATTCAAACAGACATCCATAAAGCTTTATTCGGTAACCAACCCATTAAAATTTTACAGTTACTATTAAAAATAGAAAAGAGCAACCATGCACCAGTCGCTCTTACGTAAAATTCTATGCTATTACTATAATTCATTTTTTCAATAGATACCATATGTAAAACTTACTGTAAGAAAAGTGTAAGTTCCTCAGCAAGCTTTATCCTTCTAGAAATTTCAGCATGCTTCTGATATACATAACTACTACTATAGCCTAATTCCCTAGCTATAGATTCTAATGTTTTTCGCTGCACATACTTACCAAATAGAATTTTATTTTCTAGTCCTTCAAACTTACTAATTAATATTTTGAGGTCGTACTGATCGTTCATCTTATTCGCTAGTTCATATTCTATAGCCGCTATGTGTTCCTCTATTTTCGCACCATCTGAATCAGCAGTTAACTTATACTTTGATAAATCACCAACACTCCAACGCATTAATTCTCTTTTACTTCTATGCAATTTATTTTCTAAATAAATAATTTCATCTTCCAACTTTTTATAATCTTTAAACCATTCAAACAAGGGTTGGCTCACCTGCTTCCTCTTTCACCATGTAAACTCATTTCTTCATGTTACGTTTATTTAACTGTTTTCTTAAATGCCCGTAACTCACATTAAACTTTTTAGCAATTTCAATATATTTCATTCCATGTTCTTTAAGTTTCATGGTTTCTTCACAAATTTTATTCCATTCGTCTTCTGTTCTTTGTATGGATGTTTTAACAAAAACTTTACCACCCAAAACAACCCCTATTTCATTCAATCTCTTCCCTACTTCACACTTTGTCCAACAATACACAAAATCACGAGAACATTTATTGTCACACTGACGGCAATGATTATCTGTTAATCCTAGTATTTCCATCCTCGCTTCTTTTGGACTCATATAGTAACCATTCCTAACTTATCTACATGATATAAATAATCAACAGGTGCTCTATTAGTTTGTGGTACTATATACGCTCTTTTCTCAAATTCCTCTCTTGGAATAGACTTTCTTCCTCCGTCATACAGCATGGCTTCATAGTATTCTGCTACTACCGAAACAGGAACAAAATAAATAACCTGATCCGTTCTGAATTCTATTAAAAAGAAACAAATTGCTCCCTGTTCTTGTGTATCCTTTAAATAGTCAATTTGGTGTCTACTTATATTATCTAACGGGAAGCTTGTGGTTTTTTCAGTAGATTTCGCTTCAAAATAAACAGCTCTTCCTTTGTACACACCGTCATAATCTACTGTAGATTTACTTTCCCATGCACTTTTAGTTATATTGCCTTTCTTATCTGTCTTTATCACTTTTATTGGTGTAGGGCGCTTATTAAATACTCCTACATTCGCCGCTTTATACATACGGCATGTATTGTTTAATAAAAGCTCAAATGCCATTCCTCTATTTGCGTAACCCATAATACACCGTCTCTTTCCACTAAAATAATTATTTTTTACAAATTATAATCTTGTACTACCTGGCTTAAGAACTCTCTTACCGCGTTCTTCTTTCTTGCTTCGGGTTTAATTACAAGCTCAGTTACCTTAAATCCCAGCAATTCAGCACCTTCTATATTTCCTCTAAGCAAGTTATGTAAATTATGACTATAATACTCATCCGTTACCTCAATCACCAATTCAAGCTTATGACCAGCAGGAAATGTAAGCATTTTTGTTGCTTCTCTATATAATTCATCTTCTTCCATTCGTTTATTGTGCCGACGTAGTTTTTCTTCAAAATCTTCAGATTTACTTATCTTTATCATTCTGTCTCACCTTTTTCTAAAATAAGAATTTTGTATAAATCTCATTACCAACCAAAATCAGTTGGTACATACACTTGTTGCTGTGTTCTAATAATTTGACGTAAGTCTGTTTGCGGTGGCATATGATCCGTTTCTGTCACCCGAATTAAATATCTCCATTCATGTTTAGTTGCTTCGACTCCACGATGAATATCAAACCAATCAAACTCAACTGGTGTACATGCAGGTACTGTAAATGCCTCTAATTCGCCCGATGCGACTTTTTCTCTTACTTGTTGGTTCACCATACCGTATAGCCTTGTGTTTGGTTCAGCAGGTACATCTAGCTCTACAGGTTGTCCAATAAATTCAGTTAAGCACCCTTCACCTGTAACAAGTAGATGAAAACGGCTAGTGCTCATTTTTTCTTGCGCGAATATATGTGGATTTGCTTTTGCTTCCGGTCGTAATTCCGAACCTCTTGGAACACCGTCACTATGCCAATTAGGAATCGCCGGACACATACCAGGCATTAACATATGAACTTTTGTATCTACAACAATATACTTGCGGTCATGTCGTAAATTCATCGCTCCAATAGCAGCCTTTGTAAGCTCTCCTCCATATTTCAGTGCATCATCTAATGAAGCATTCCATAATGCTGGTGTATTCTTTAATACATCAATACTTGGTTGCTCAATCTCTCTATACTCAAGAACACGAATTGGATTTCTATTAAACTGAAATTTAGATGTTTTCATTTTTTTCTCCCTTTCTATTCAAATAACGCTTTGGTTTAGTTTTCTCTTATGTCATAACCAACTATTTCAGCATCATCAAAATTCAAGTCTGTTTCTTCTACTTTTCTCACTTTTAACCCAGGTATTTCTTTTTGCAACAAATGTACAACATCATCAGCACAGTCCGAACGACTTTCTACACGGGCAATTATGATGTTCATTTGATTTTCCGATACATGATCTGGCAATATAAAATCATAAAATATTTTCCTTTTAATTCTTTCTTCTACTGTGATTTCTACTTTTCCCATTTCCTATCTCTCCCTTTTTAATAAAATTCAAATTTGATAACAACCCAGGACTCCCTCATTTAAGAAAGTCCTGGAAATATAATTATTTAACTTGAACCAATGGATTAGCTTCTCCACTCACTTGTGGTAACTTACCATCCCATTTTTCTATCTTTTTAATTTCTACAATTTCTGGCGTTAAAGACTTCTTAATAATCTCATTCGCTTCAGCTTTTCCTCTTGCTTCCTCAATGGCTTTCTCTGCATTAATTGTAGCTTGCTTTTTCTCAATCTCTGCTTTTTCAAGGTTTTGTTGAGCGTCTACTACTCCTTGAATCGCTTTCGCTGTATTTGCGTCTGGTTTAGGTGCTTCTAACGTAACGGAATCTACTAAGAACCCAGTAGTATCTACCATTTTTCTAAATTCCTTTTCTATCGCTCCATTAATCTCCCCTTGATGTTGGAATACCTCAAGAACTGAATAGTTAGAGAAAACGTTCAATGTAGCTTTCTTAAGTCGAGTCTGCAACCACCCGTTCTCAATCACATCTGGAGCTTGTCCTTTGAACTTGTTATAAATCTTAGGAAGTTTCTCTGCATCATTCATGTAATCATAAGATAGACTCACTGTTAATGGCTTACCATCTTTGGTTTGTACGCTGAATTTATCCACTTTAACCGTTTCTGTTGAAATAGGATAAGCTGTTACACGTTTAAATGGTGAAACTAAATGCCATCCTTGTCCTAAGGTTTCCTTTTCAATTCCTGTACTTCTGTTATAAACAACCCCTGCATGTCCCCCTGATCGATTACCTTCACACTCATTGCTGTTAGAATTCCACCTGTTAAAAGACTGAAACCTACTACTGCTGCACCTACGATTTTCTTTGTATTCATTTTATTCTTCCTCCTTAAACATGTTTTTAATTTTTAATACTACGTTTCCAATACACTCAAAAACTCCTAATTTCCCTGATACAATCCATAAAAATGACAACACCATAATAAACACTATAATTCCTACAAATAACGAGAACATTGCATCACTCCTTTCTCTTTATCTTCACAGCAATCCAGCGTGGTATTTTTGTATATTTTAAGAGTGCAAACATGGTAGTTTCCGTATCCCCATTCACAAATGACCAACAAACTCTTCCCATCTTTCTGTCCCAATTAAACGTTGGATCAAGTTTTTCGTTGTATGGCCATAACGCTTTGTTCTCTTTAATAGTTATATTTCCCATACCTTTCCTAGCTTTTTTAAACCATTTGTAATCTTTATTGTTACCCTTGCATGCATATAAACCATATTGAGTGCCTCTTGCATATCGCATTTTAAATTAATCCCCTTATCCTTTATTTGAGATCAAGCAAACTATTTATTCACTTGCTTTATCCAGCCATATCTTCAGCGAAAAATAGAATTTCTAAATTATCTGTTGCAACCTCATATATTTGATGCGAGTTCATGATTTGTACAGTTGCTCTATCACCTGTTACGTGTAAAACACGAGATGCATACACCTCATCCGTTACAACATCACCAGAACGATATTCGTTCGGCTTACGTCCTTTTTGAGCAAATACACGTCTTACGCTTTCTGCATCGATTTCTTCTACTGTTGCATATCTACATTTATTCGAATGATTGTAGCCCCAATCACTATGTATCGCTCCTTCGCATCCCCACGATCCCCATAACTCTACTTTGTCGTTAAAAGTATCCTTAATCACTCGTTTCACTTGTGTAATAACTTTGTTATCCTTCAATTCGCATACAACCCATTGACCAGTAGCTACATTCTTTTCATCAATTTGTAACTTCATTCCCCATCTCTCCTTAATTAAAGATTTATGAATTCAAACTAATTTGCTATATAAGTTAACTTCCTGCGCTGCATCATTTCTTCTCTTGATGGAATAACCAACTTTGACCAAGGTGAAGCTTCTTTTGCCTTCTTTCCACATTCTGATCGTGTTAACACTGGAGTTGTTATGGCTTCTTCTACAGTCCACTTCAAACGTTTAACTCTGTCACGTGCCGTACTATAACTAATACCATTTAATTCAGCTTGTTCCGCTTGTCCATCAGTTAACACTTTATTTTTACATTTTGAATTGGCTTGTTCCGCCAATTTTAATGCTTGATATTTATCTATAGGTGGCTTGCTGATTGCATCAATCAATCTCCAACCTTTTTTTATTCTTGCTGTATAAGTTGAATGAGAGATACCATTTTTCAAAGCTATTTCTTTAATGTTTTTCCATCTATTTGCGTTATATCTTGATGGTTTTGTCATTGCAATTTCTTTGTCCCATCCCAAATTTCTAATCCTACGTGTCAGTAATTCATTACTAATTCCATTCTTTGCAGCCGCCTCATATTCTTCTGGAGTTATATAATAATCATATGGATTCCGCATGAGTATCTTCTCCTATTCAATTGTTAGTTAAGTTCTTGAATTTCTTTTAACGATCTATTCGAAACTTCAATACTACGAATCTTAAAACTATAATTCTTACGATATTTTTCACGAATTTTTAACGCCGCTTCTTCTTTCGTTTCAGCTTCACAAAATTCTAATTTAAATCCTGATTCTGTAACAATATCCACCATGTATGTATCTAT